CACGATGCCTGATGCCAGCATGCCTAGACCAGCCAGCACAGCACCTCCAGCAAATGCACCAGCCAGCTTATCTGTGATGTTGCTAGTAATGTCCTTGCCGAAGCTTTGAATATTTTTCTGCGCCTTGGCCAGCCCGGTAGCCAGCATGCTCGTGTTCGCTGTAATCTCTACTTTTACCTCACTCATAGTTTTGGTCTCAGGTTGTCAAGATCAAGTGGCAATGGACATCCGCGATCGTCCACAGGCCATGTCCCAGCCTTCATCCGTTGCTCGCGCTCCATGACTGCAGCGATGCGATCTCGGCACAGATCGCTGGCCTCGTACTCGAGCTGAGCCTGCTCATCGAGTATGTCATCATCGGTCTGTATGACTGAGCCGTGCGGACTGAGTTGTTCGCTGATGCTGTGGTAGTACCAGAGAGCCTGACCGACCGGCATCGTCCATGCCTGGTGGAGTGTGATGCTAGTCTGCATGATCAGCGCGGTGACGATGATCTGTTGCCACGGAGCGCGTAAGCCTCTGTTGCTGTAGCCGCTAGAGTTGCGCGTGTAGAGTCTCGGCCCGTTGTTGCAGTTGTCGTAGTAGTCGAGGAAAGCCAGATGCTCGGTCTGCACATTGTGCCGGAGCCGAGCCCATCGATGCTTTTTGAAGTCGATCAGGATCTTGTGCGACGCACAGATCTGTGCGCCGATCAGCAGGTCCGATGCTGTCGGCATCGATGCCAGCGTGACCAGCGGACTGCCGAGAGTCTCGAGCTGGAGAGAGTGGAGAAGGCAGAAAGGCTTGAGCCTCAGCCCATAGCAGCGATGCTCTCCAATGTAGTGCGATGTGGCGAAGTGAGTATCCACATCGCTCGACTAGGTGAGAGTGAGACCTTCGTACTTGGCCGCCGTGATGTTATACTGAACGAAGTCCTTGTTGGAGAAGGAACTCGCCACAGTCTTGATCATGTAGTCGCCTGCAGTCACCGGGAGCGTCACGCCAGCAAGCGTGAATTTATCGCCGACGACCAACTCAGTGAACGCTGCAATGACTCTAAGCTCGAGGCTGATCTCATCGACCTGCGCGTCACTTCGGATGGCGACGACGAGCCCGGTACCGTCCTCGACCATAGAGACATTGCTGTCTGATTTTGAGAGACTTACAGAGATGATTTGAGAGTTTGCTGGCGAGGTAGATCCAACGCCATAGAGGAAAACGAGACCTTGATTTTTAGCAGCCATATTGTCTGTGCGATGCTGTCAACTAAGCGGCGTCTGATGCCTGACAGACGACATCGAAACTCAGCGCATCGACGAAGGTCCGATCGATAAACTCGTGTCGCTCGTCGGTCAGCGTGATGTCGTAAAAATGAAAGCCTGTGACCGATCGCTTGACCGCTCCTTTGTTCGTCTGGCCTTGAATCGCGCTGACTGCACCGGCTCCATCCAGCGCATCGCTGACCTGCGTCAGAGCGTTGTCGTGCGATGTCCGGACTCGCCGACGCTGAGCGTTGTTTGGCAAGTCGTTGCTCGCGTTGTCGTCAATCTGCGTTGCGACTGTGATCTCCAGCTTGAGCATTTTGGGGCCAGTCGGAAAGACCTCGGTCGAGCCCATGCATTCGACGATGATCATTGGCAGTTGCTTGTCGTCGGCCTGACTGCCTTCGACGATCGTGTAGGATTTTAGCGGCGATCGATTGCTGACCAAGCTCCGAATGTAGGTGACGAGTCCGATCTCTAGTTTGCGTTTTAAGTCGTTAGCCATAAGTCGTTAAGATTTGGTGGTAAGCTTTGCGTTTGCCTTGGCAATGCGCTTCTCTTTTGCCTCCTCAAGTGACTTGCGGAGCCTACCTGCGGCGATGCGCAGAGCCTGCTCCTCCTCGCCTGCTGGGAGTGATTGCGATGCGTATTTGACCTTACTCTCAATGATCACTGACTGCATGTTGCCATTGCCAGTTTTGTCGGTCGCTGACCCGGTGTTGCTCCATCGTTTGGCCCACTTGGGAATGTCTTTCGCACCGCCCATCTCGCGAGCAGCCGAGGCCCAGCCAGACTTTGCCAGACCGACCATCTGCTGTTTTTTAGCGATGTATGTCTCGAGAGATTTGTCGCCAGCCAGCACTTGCCTCGGCAGTCGATTGCGAGCCACTCGGCCTCGGCCATCTCGCGACTGCTTGTGCAGGTCCGTGTTGACCTTGCGCTCAATCGTGAGCGTCTTGAACTTCGTGCTACTCTTCTGCATGAGTGCCTCCGCACCCTTTTTGCCCTTGAGCTTGTTGGTCTGATACTGACTGTAGAATCCGTCCGCAAGTGGCTTGTCTCCAGACGCTTTGATCTCTGCATAAACAGCACCGCCAGTTTTGAACAGCCGCCTGATGTCTCGCTCAACTGCACCTTTCCCCTGAGCAAGCGAGCTGGCGAAATCGTCACCGCGAGTATACGGCTGAGTCGATCGCGCAAAGCTGACAGCCTCGAGTCTGCCGAGCCGCTTGAGCACGACAGCGATGTCCAGCTTAAGATCGAGAGCCAGACGCTGAATCGTCTGCGTTGCGTCCTCGGTGACTGTCGCGCTAATGCTCATTTCTGGATGTCCTGCAGCGTCAGCGAGATAACCAGTTGATCCTGCATGATCGCGCCGATGCGGAGCGTCTCGCCTTTGACTCCTGGCGTGCCGTAGATGACCACTTTTTCGCCGACTCGCAGAGCAGGGATGAAGGCCATCAGTGGCATGAGCAGAGTCGCCACAGCATCTGTGCAGACCGCTCCGACCTCGAGCCGCTCGGTCTCGCTCAGCTCGTTGCGAGTGCCGTAGCAGACGATGTTGCGGATGGTGAATTTGACCGGACCGACGGTCTCGATATGCTCGAGCAAAGATGCTTGTGAGAGACGCTGAAACTCTGTGGACATAAGGCTGTAAGTGGTTTGACTGCAAAGAAAAACGGCCCACCCATTTGCATGGATGGGCCGTTGATTTCACCCAGTATGTACTATGAACAAATTAGCCGACGATGACCGCGCAGTGCTCAGGCTTGAAGACCGACACACCCCAGCAGACGGAGAGATGATAGGTCGCCATCCGGAAGCCAGGATACATGGCGAGCTCCATGCTCAGACCAGTCCGAGGATCGGTCAGCGTGAAGCGGTCGAGAGCGAGATCGCCGCCGTCTGGCAACTCAGGCAGACGAGTGGCGAGGACGATCGCGTTGCGGCTCAAGGCGATGTTGCGAGTGCTAGTGCCGAAGACCGTGATCGCAGCGTTGTCGGCCTGAGCTTGGCGCACGCCGGGTTCGTTGATCGTGATCGTGCCAGAGGTTGAGGTCGAGCCACTTGCGACGACATACTTGTTGCTGTCGCCAGCGATGGTGATGATGTCGCCAGCCACTACGCCAGTCGTGTTGACGGTCCCGGTGTCGAACACGATCGCAGTCGCGCCGATGGCCAGCGCACCGTTGACGAGCGCACCAGTCATCGCGCCTTTGGTCGTGGTCTGAACCTGTCCAGACTCGCGAAGATCGAAGCCGTAGAGCGAGCCGAGAAGTCCTTGACGGAGAAGCGTTTGATCGCCTGCTTCGTTGACCTTGAAAAGGCTCGAGGTCGAGCGCAGGCTTACGCCAGCAGTCGTATCGAACACTACAGTGCGATCCGATTGAGGAGCACCGTTGTCGTCGAGGATCTTCTTCGCCGACGCGAAATCGCCGAGCACAGGAGCCGTGCCAGCGGTCGCGCCGAATGCACGAGACGCGCCGTTCTTGGCGGCGATCGCGATGCTGGCCTCGATCTCATTGACCGCAGCGCGGATGGCCTGAGCAATCTGCGCCTGTTGGATCGTGAGATAGCCGGGGCCCATGTCAGCAGCGTACTGCTGTTGGTTGGTCCAAGAGAATGGGAAGAAGCGGTTTTTGTCGATGGTCAACGACTTGTTGCCGATGGTCTGCGAAGCGTCGGCGGGGATCGACATCGCTGGCGTGATGTCAGCACCAGCTGTGTTGGCTGGTGCGACGATCGAGCGGAGCGTTTGCCCAGCGGCGACACGGTCAGCAGTTGAGTCGCGAGTGACCGCGCCGATGAATCCAGTGAGCTCACGGGAAACCACATCGAGTGCGGCGTAAGCGTCTGGGATGAGGTTAGTTAGTGTAGATCCAGGCATGTTGTTTTTTTAGTTGAGGAGATTGATTTTGTTGTTGGTTCTTAGTCGCTTAGCCGTCCACCAGATTTGACGAACTCAGATCGGCGATGCGCTGGCATCGCAGAAAACTCAGCGCGAGACATGAGAGCGGCGGCGACTGGTGTGGCTCCCAGAGCGATCGGCGCATGACCGCTGGAGGCCAGCACGCGCACTGCTTCAGCGTTAATTTTCTCAGAGATATTGGCCTGCGCTGTAGCGAGTTCGGTGGTCAGCTTGGCGTTGGTTTCGCTGAGCGCAGACAGCTCTAGGGTCTTGGCTTGCACATCGGCACTGAGCTGAGCGTTGATGCTCAGTTGGTTTTGAAATTCGCTGTAGTTTTTCTTCGCTTGTTCCGCGGCGGCGGCGCGTAATTCTTTTTCTGCGGAGAGCTCGATGGTAATTGCTTGTAGGTCCATTGCATTTTGCATGGTGTCAACTTTGGCTGAGAAAAGACCGCTCGGGTTAGCGGCTGGCATTGCGACAATGTCGATCGAGTAAAGCTCTTGGCATCGCACATATTGCATGCCGTCGATCTCCTCGACCGTGCCCATAAAGCTGATGCTCATGCCGAAGAGCTCTGGCATGGTCTGCGCCATCTCGATGATTAGCGGAGTCTCGGTGTGCGCCTTAAGTAGCTGAAGATCAGCACGCAACTGAATGCCATCGACAGCGAAATTGATCATGCGACCGATGGTGTTCTCGATGCCGTCATCGTGGTCGAGCATGACCTTGACACCGTTGGGTTTCATCATCGCGTGCTCGTAAATGCCACGCACAGTAATGTCATCGATCATCATGTCATGACCGAGAGCGTCGCCCTCGGTGATGACTGACACGCCCATGATTAAAGCCTGCTCAGGATAGACTTTGTTGAATTGCTGAATGGATAGTTTGTATGGTTTTGCGCTCATTTTTTTCTCTTTGTTGATGCGGATGGTTTGGCTGAGAAACCAGTCTCGCGCTGGTTGTGGATCGAGTGGATTAATTCCCCAGAGCAGGTGTGCGACAGCACCGGCACCCGGGTAGTCAGGATCGTCGGCGTTGCTGTTTTGCGCTGGCTCAAGATCGACGGCGTGCCTTGCCTGCCAAGCGTTTGCGCGAAGAATCTTTGCGTCGCTGATCGTGCCTCTAGCCATGAGCCGAGCGTCGGCCAGCGTCTGATCTGTGAGCCCTGCACCACCTTTGCCAGCGCGGTAATACTCGAGACCAAGTGTGGCCGCGTCGCTGATGTATTTTGGTGGTGTCGCCATTACTCGACAGGTTGATCGGTCATCGGCAACTCCGATCCGAATCGGCCACCAGGGACATTGCCGACGCTGGTGCGCTGCGTGAAGAGCGAGAGACAAGTATCGAATGGCACAGCGGTGCGATCGCTAAGCTCCTGAGCGCGAGCGATGATGTCGGCCAGCTCGTCCGTCCTTTGCGTCTGATGTTGCTCGAATGTCATGCCGCCGGACCGCTCAAGATACGACGATAAATTCTCTGCGCCGATCTTGTAATTCTCGCGCCACTGCATGTCCTCGCGTCCGTGATCGATCGAGAATTTGGCTGGCATTGTGAAGCCCCACTTTAAGAATCCACCCTTGTCAGGTCCGGTGTAAGGCGGGATCAGTCCGAGCTTGATGGCCTTGCTGATCGCGTAGCCGACCTTGCGTTTAGCTCGTGGCTTAAGCAGTTCCTGCCGATCCTCGATCAGGTTGCGAGCGTTCTCGATCGTGCTCCTTTCCTGCGTGCCGTTCATGCCGTCTGGCTTCCAGCAGAGCGAGTACGGCCACACTGGACCAAGTGCTTTTCTGGCGATCCGATCCTGAAAGGAATCCCAGACATCGCCAGGACGATTGGACTGGAACGACTCCAGCTTTGAGCCTGTGCCAGCTTTGAAATAGCGGACCATGCCGCCCATCATGGTCTCGGTCGAAGTCTCTCTGATCTCGTTATTTACCCCACCGAGCGTGAAGCCCGGATCGCTTGTGTCGGCTGAGCCTGTCTCGTTCTGTTCGATGATGCCGATGGAGCTGGCGATGAGCTGTGCGAGTTGCTCCCAGTACTGACTCTGGTCAGCGTCGCGCCAGTCATTGAGCGCATGCGAGAAGATCGGAAATCCGCGCAGCTGGTCAGCGTAAAGCGGATCGAAATTGAACACGATGTCACGCGCAGAAACATCGCGATCATCAAGCTCAGTCTCGCCGAGCACACGATACGCGACCGTCCTGCCGACTGAGTTGGTGATGCATCCCATGCTGATGCTCATGCCTTTATACTCGCCGCTCTGGACCTTGTTGTTGTAGTTGCCCCGGTCGCCGATGCGGTCAGCGGCGATGGTCTGAATCTGTGGGAATCCGTCCGTGGTCTCGGTCAGAATCTCGGCCTCGTCGCCGTCTCGGTCGATGTTGATCGAGCTCAGATAAATCATGGTCCGAAAGTCGTAGACCTCGCCGCGCACATTGCAGGTTGGAAACCACTCCTCCTCCAGCCAGCGCGATGCCTCCACGCCCCATGCACGATCCGCGCCGAGGAAGACAGGATTCCAAGCGCACCCTACAGCGTGCATAGCCTTCTGGCTAAGAGCACCTTGGATGATGCCGTTGTTGGCGAAGAGCCTGCGCGAGACGCTGAGGATCGTGCGCCAGTCGGTCATTGGCACAGCTTCTTTGATGGACTCGACGCGAGTCCGCATCGCTGGTCGAGCTGACGAGTTTTGTTCTGCGCCGTTGATCAGCCGAGTCGTGATCGGGTTGCCGTAGATGTCGATGATTGGTGTGGACATGGATTAAAGAGCAGAGACGCCGGTGTTGAAAATTGCGTAGGTGCGACGCATGCGAGGAGTGGTCAGATAGGCTGACAGCTGACCTGTCTCGTTGAGCGCGTAGGTCAGCCTGTAGGCTTGATCGGCAGCCGCGATGATCGTGCTGACATCGAGCCCAGGCGCGAAGCTGTAGGTGAATGATTGACCGTTGACGCTGGACGAAATCATCTGGCGACCGTTGCTCGTGATCAGCTTATCCCACTGGCCCATCGCTAGTTGCTCGAGCGCGGCCAGTCCGTTGTGTGAGCCCCAGCGCACTAGGCTGGGAATGAGTTCGTCGATGTTGGCTGGCATGTCTTTGCAACGCTGTCAACGCAGGTTGACACTCACTCGGCAGTCTCAATCGACTGACCGACCAAGCCTTTGATCAGCGCGAGAACGAGCGTCATGGCCTCGCAATCGACTGCGTGATTGTGCCGACGAGTCTTGACGTATCGCTGAGCGATGGCCTTGGTCGTTGCGTTGACGACATCTCTTTTGACCTCGGATCGGATCTGTTGCGAGTATCGCTCAGCCTCCTTTTGCGCGAGGTCGTCGATGTCATCGGGAGCATCGAAGGATGCGCCTCGCCGAGCTAAGAGGTTGAACAGGATGTCTTTGACCTTCTCGTTGGACCATCGCAAATACCTGACGATCTTGCCATTAGGACTCATCGCTTTCTTGATCGGCGAGAAGAATTTTTTGACAGGCTGACCGCCGCGGCGCAGATGCTCATAGCCATCGACCGAGTCGCCGAAGAACGCGATCCAGCCGAATCGAGCGCAGTCCGCATAGACCTCTGTCGGCATGTGTCCGGCATCCTCCACCGTGTAGTCATCGATGACTTTGTACCGAGTCTGCACATCGCGCACAGCCTCGATGGTCAGTGACTTGTTGAAGTAGAGCAACTTGCTTGAGCCGTCATGCCGGTACGCTCTGACCGCGACCCAGAAGTGATCGCGCTGACGATCGATCGCACAGAACCGATGCGCCTCATTATCGATCAGCTCGCCGCCCATGTAATCGCCGATGGTGTAGCCACTGCCACCGAGCACGATGTCGGGAGCGTCGTCGGCCTCTTTCCAGAACTCAGCTAAGCGTTTGGTCACGAAGATCCTAAGTGGCTCGATGTCTCCGGTCCGCATCGCTGCCTGTGCTCTGACCCAGCCGAGCGCAAGGTCGCCCCATCGCTCGTGGCTCATCGCCATCGCAGGCGCATGCCAGCCGTGGTGACCTTTCAACGCACCGGGATTGGTCACGATGTAAGTGCTTGTCGATGAGAGTTGGCGACGGATGTCTGGTCGATCAGCAAACTCCGTCTGACACTCAGGACACCGGTATCGTGCCGACTCGCTGACTGCTCTCTCATCGGTCTCGCCATCGGGATTGTCGTAGAGCAAATGCTTCCATGACCATTGGCTAAGTGCCTGACAATCAGGACAGACCATCGCTAGCTCGCGTCTGTCAGTCCGCATCCATGCCTCGTGCAGTTCGGTCGATCGTCGCTCATTACCGAGGATGATGTGCTCACTCCCACCCTGCGATACGATGACCACTCGACTGTTCCAGCGGTTGTGCGTCCGCGCTCTGGCCTCCTCGATCAGTCCGTGTTTGATCAGCCAAGCTTCGTCCAGAAACACATAGCGGACCGACTTGCGCTGGAAGTTATTCTTGTTCGCTCCTCCGCAATAGAGCGACATGTGAGGGAAGATGATCGCGTCTTTTCTGGCGGCGTGCCGGTTGATCGTGGACAGCATCGGATCCAGTGGCAGACAGGCTTTTAGGATCGGCATCAATCGATCCTCCATGTGCTCGCGTGCATCGGGATCGGTCTGCATTGCCAGCAGGATACTGCCGGGATTCTCGGCGATCGCATGCGGAATGCAGACATCGAACACCGTCGTCTTGCCTGCGCCGGTCGGCATAATCAGCACCTGCTCGCGCACTCGATTGTCACCGAAATATTGCAGTGGCTCGAGCAGCCACGGTGATGCCATCGGATCAAATTTACGAGCGCGAGCTGAGCCTGGGATCGTGACATGATCTGATGCCCAGTCACTTACGGAGCGAGTGTCCTGCGGTGTCCATGACGAGCACCAAGCCTGTAGCGTGCTGGTCATTTGTAGAGCTTGCTCATGTCGTCGCTGAGCGTCGTGCAAAGCGTTGTCATCCAGTCAGTGACGCGCTGGCTGATGGCTGACTCGTCGAGACCGACCCAGCCGGGAGCGTCGGCTAATAGGCGCAGGCACTCGGCTCGCGTCGCGTTGCCGATGCGAATCATGTCGGCATGGACCTCGTTAATCGGGATGTGTTTGCGCTGCTCGACCTCTAGCTTGTACTCCTCCTTGCGCCACTGCGCTCGGATCTTGCGTCGCTCAAGAATCTCCTTCTCCTCAAGGTCAGCAGGATCACTGGAGACCGCTGGCAGATCTCCCATCTCACTCTTGCAAAGAGCGATATTGACACGACCATGCACAAAGGCTTTTGAGCCTTTGTCGCGATGCTTCTTCAGCCTGCTCAGAGTGATGCCAAGCAGGATGCTGGCTTGCTTTAGGTTGGCTGCCCATCGCACCTCTCCGGTGTTTCTGTTCTCGCTCTCAGCGTCGATTAGACCAGCCTCGCGAGCGTTCAGCGTCTTGCCGAGCTTGAGCTTCTTCGCAATGTTGGAAAGTTCAGCAAGGCGAACCTTGTCGCGCAGATCTGGTTGCTTGTCAGTCATTGCAAAGCACTGCCTGTTTTTTTGTCAGATTCTCCCAACGCTTGACGATCACATCGCAATAGGCAGGGCTGATCTCCATGCCGTAGCACTTGCGGCCAAGTTGCTCGGCGGCGATGAGCGTGGAACCTGAGCCACAGAATGGTTCGTAAATATTGTCTCCATTGTCTGAGTAGGCTTGTATGAAAAATGAGGGAAGACCGACTGGGAAAGCGGCCGAATGACCTAAAGCAGTGTGAGTAGAATTCAGCGTTGGAATCCGATTGCCGGGATAAGCTAATCCAGCAATAACTTCGTTGGGTTCAACCGCAGATTGTTTTCCCTGTCGTCGAGCGGCGTTCGTGTCTCCGGCACCTTTACCCATAGCCTGAGGGACGTTCTGTGATTCGTGACGCACATCCTCAGGGTTGAACTTCCACTCCCCCAAAGCAAATTGATAGATTGGCTCAAATTGATTTTTGAATCTTCTTACTACTTTTTGAGGGATGCCACTTCGCTCCCAGCAATATTCCTCGCAGAACAACCATCCCCATTTTCGCTTCATCGCAATCACTAGATCAAAGACGTACAAATATCGCTCAAGCCCCTCGCAAGCAGGCTTGATATTAATGAAAAAAGATCCATCGGTAGCGATGTGATTCTTTATCGATTGTTGGATATTTTCCCACCAATTCACAAATTCATCAGGGTCAATTGGTTGAAATCCTGATGATTGATCGTATTCACGTTGGCTTGCGTAGGGTGGAGAAGTAAACGCCACGTTAATTTTCTTGCCATCCATTAACCTCGCCACATCCTCCGCCTTCGTTGAGTCGCCGCACATCACCCGATGATTTCCAAGAATCCACAGGTCGCCCGGCTTCGTGATCGGGTCAACTGGCACATCTGGCACCTCGTCCTCCGTGATGTTCGGTGGATTGGTCTCAGCCAGAAGTTCGTCGAGAGCATCCATGTCGAAGCCTGTCAGGTCCATGTCCAGACCTGCAGCATCAAGCTCCTTGAGCAGGTCAGCGATCATGGATTTGTCAGCATCTGCCAGCTCAGCGATCCGATTGTCTGCGACAAGATGAGCCCACTCGTCAGCCTCGCTCGCGAAGTCCTGACGATCGACCGGCACGAGCTGTTCGCCGAGCAGGATCGCAGCCTGCAGACGACCGTGGCCAGTGACGACAAATCCGCTGCGATTGCTGACTGTAATCGGCGATCGCCAGCCTTGATGTCGGATGATTTTTGCCAGGAGAGCGACCTGCTTGTCGCTGTGCTTGTTTGGATTTCGTGGATTGGGGGGAGCATATCATGGCCAATATTGGATTGAAGAAGACGGAAAACCTATGAGTAAACTAGACACAAATAAACCACCCTACCGCGTCCCACTGATGAGCGAAATTCGCGAAATTCCGTGGAACGGCTTCACAGTTGCGTCCACATTCAGCGGGGCAGGAGGCAGTTGCACAGGCTACCGCATGGCAGGCTTTAAGGTAGTCTGGGCAAACGAGTTTGTGCCCGCTGCTCAGGCAAGCTACAAAGCGAATTGCGCGAGCGATTCAATCCTAGACTGCCGAGACATCAAGCTAGTGCAACCCGCTGAGATTCTCGCGGCGACAGGACTTAAGGTGGGCGAGCTAGACATCTTCGACGGAAGCCCACCTTGTCAGGCATTCAGCACAGCAGGCAAGCGCGAGAAGGGATGGGGGAAGGATAAGAGCTATGAGCATGGAGCGAAGCAGAAAAACGAGACGCTGTTTGACGAATATGTCAGGCTTTTGCGTGGGCTAAAGCCAAAGGTGTTTGTTGCCGAGAATGTGAGCGGACTCGTCAAGGGAACGGCTAAAGGCTACTTCCTCGAAATCCTCGCCGCGCTGAAAGCGAGTGGCTACCGAGTGACCTGCCGAGTGCTTGACGCTCAATGGTTGGGCGTTCCTCAGCAGAGGCAACGGACGATCTTTATTGGCGTGCGGGAGGATCTTAATCTTGAACCAGCGCACCCGAAGCCGTTGGCTTATCGGTATAGCGTGAGGGATGCTTTGCCTACTATAACCGATGTCAGACAAAGTCTTTTCTCTGGCACCGATCAAAGGTCTACAGGCACAGATAAACCGTGTCCAACTGTCAACACATTGGGAGGAGTAGGCAATGGAGTTGGCAGTAAATGTTGGGCAGAATTTGGAACAGAGAAGCGCAAATTTACCATTGATGAACTCAAGCGAATCTGCGCCTTCCCCGACGACTTCATCCTCTGCGGAAGCTACGCCCAGCAATGGGAGCGGCTCGGCAACAGCGTTCCTCCGCTGATGATGAAGGCGATTGCATCGACCATTCGAGACAGGATTCTTTCGCGCATCAAATGACTGACAAGCAACCAGATCTGCGCGACAAGGTCCGACTCGCTGAGTTGTCCAACATCGCCAAAAAGCTCAAGTTGGGCAAGACGCTCAACGCTCGAGAGGCTGGTCTGATTGACGCTGAGAGCGAGCAGAGAAACACCGGAGAAGTGCGATGGGCTGCCAACCTAAAGCAAGCCAGCATCCTGCTTGGCATCACGGTCAGCAGACTCAAGAGACATCGTGACAAAGGCTCAAAAGCCTTCGTGCATGGGCGTGTGAACATCGCTCTGTGCAAGAGCGAGATGGGTGATCTGCCAGCGGTCTCGACTGATCCGGCTGACCTTGAGGAGAAGGAGATTCTTGAGCGGCGCAAGATCCGAGCGCAGTGGCGCAAGGAGGAGTACAAGCTCGAGGTCGAGCAGCGCAAACACATCCCGATCAACGAGGTCCATGCCGACATGATTCGCATCGGCAACGCGACGCGAGCCGAGTGCCTGCGCCTTTTGGCCGACGCTCCGGGCTGGGTCGGTCTCGACGAGTCAGCGATAAGCCAGCGCGTGACGGACTGGATGACAACACTTTGCACGACGCTCAGCGACGACATGAGCAAGCTCTACAAATGACCAGCACGCTACAGGCTTGGTGCTCGTCATGGACACCGCAGGACACTCGCTCCGTAAGTGACTGGGCATCAGATCATGTCACCATCCCAGGCTCAGCTCGCTCGCGTAAATTCGATCCAGCATCATCGCCTTGGCTGCTCGAGCCACTGCAATATTTCGGCGACAATCGAGTCCGCGAGCAGGTGCTGATCATGCCGACCGGAGCAGGCAAGACGACGGTCTTTGACGTCTGTATTCCGCATGCGATCGCAGAGAATCCCGGCAGTATTCTGCTCGCAATGCAGACAGATCCTGATGCACGCGAGCACATGGAGGATCGCTTGATGCCGATCCTAAAAGCCTGTCTGCCACTCGATCCGATGCTCTCGACGATCAATCGTCACGCTGCCAGAAAGGACGCGATCATCTTTCCTCACATGAGCTTGTACTGTGGAGGAGCGAACAAAAACAACTTCCAGCGTAAGAGCGTGCGCTATGTGTTTCTAGACGAGGCTTGGCTGATTAAACATGGTCTGATCGAGGAGGCCAGAGCGCGGACGCACAACCGCTGGAACAGTCGAGTGGTCATCGTCTCGCAGGGTGGGAGCGAGCACATCATCCTCGGCAATGAGCGACGCTCGACCGAGTTGCACGAGGCATGGATGCGGACTGACAGACGCGAGCTGGCGATGGTCTGTCCTGATTGTCAGGCACTTAGCCAATGGTCATGGAAGCATCTGCTCTACGACAATCCCGATGGCGAGATCGATGAGCGAGCAGTCAGCGAGTCGGCACGGTACCGCTGTCCTGAGTGCATGACCGAGTTTGCGGACAGGCCAGACGTCAGGCGACAACTCTCGAACACAAGCACTTACATCGTGACCAATCCCGGTGCGCTCAAGGGTCATCATGGCTGGCATGCGCCTGCCATGGCGATGAGCCACGAGCGATGGGGCGACCTCGCACTAGGCTGGGTCAGAGCACAGGCAGCGATGCGGACCGGAGACATCGAGCCACTCAGGATCTTCGTGACCAAACGCTTAGCTGAGTTCTGGAAAGAGGCCGACGATGCTCCCGACATCGTGCTCGGTGGCAGTGGCTACACCATCGGCGATTACATGGGCGGCGAGCTGATCGATAACGAGGCGCATCGATTCTGTGCGATCGATCGTCAGCGCGATCACTTCTGGGTCGCGGTCCGTGCGTACCGGCACGACGGATCGTCTAAGCTCTTGTACTTCAACAAGAGCCTGACCATCGAGGCGGTGCGCGATGTGCAGACGCGCTACAAAGTCATCGACGATTACACGGTGGAGGATGCCGGACACATGCCGACAGAGGTCTATGCGGACTGCGCTCGGTTCGGTTGGATCGCGTTCTTCGGCGACTCGGTCGATGGCTATGAGCATCTGCGCCGCGGCGGTCAGCCTGTCAAAAAATTCTTCTCGCCGATCAAGAAAGCGATGTCGCCGAGTGGCAAGATCGTCAGGTATTTGCGATGGAGCAACGAGAAGGTCAAAGACATCCTGTTCAACCTGTTAGCCAGACGAGGCGCAGCCTTCGATGCGCCGGACGACATTGACGACCTCGCGCAAAAGGAGGCTGAGCGATACTCGCAACAGATCCGATCCGAGGTCAAAAGAGATGTGGTCAACGCGACGACCAAGGCCATCGCTCAGCGATACGTCAAGACTCGTCGGCACAATCACGCAGTCGATTGCGAGGCCATGACGCTCGTTCTCGCGCTGATCAAAGGCTTGGTCGGTCAGTCGATCGAGACTGCCGAGTGAGTGTCAACCTGCGTTGACAGCACGACAGAGACATGCCAGCCAACATCGACGAACTCATTCCCAGCCTAGTGCGCTGGGGCTCACACAACGGACTGGCCGCGCTCGAGCAACTAGCGATGGGCCAGTGGGATAAGCTGATCACGAGCAACGGTCGCCAGATGATTTCGTCGAGCGTCAACGGTCAGTCATTCACCTACAGCTTTGCGCCTGGGCTCGATGTCTCGACCATCATCGCCGCGGCAGACCAAGCCTATCGATTGACCTACGCGCTCAACGAGACAGGTCAGCTGTCAGCCTACCTGACCACTCCTCGCATGCGTCGCACCTACGCAATTTTCAACACCGGCGTCTCTGCTCTCTAACTCATGGCCACACCAATTATCGACATCTACGGCAACCCGATCACGACTCGGCTGATCAACGGCGCAGAGCAAAACTCGTCAGCACGACCAGCGATGCGGACTCGCGTCGAGTCGATCAAGGATGCTGTGCCGATGACCGACTGGCGCACGATCCTGAGCGTCTCGCGCAGGCTCTTCGCCAACAACGGCATCATCCAAGGTGCTCTATCTCAGAAAGCTATGCACGCCGTCGGCTGTGCTTGGAATCCTGTCTTTCTCGGTGCGGATCGTGCATGGGGCGTGGAGGCATCGCGCTGGCTCGAGGAGGAGTGGTTCCCAACCTGCAATGTGCGCGGCGAGGTCTACGACTTTCGGACGATGATTTATCTAAGCTCGATCAACATCGACCGAGACGGCGACGAGGCTGAGATTCTGACCGAGACCACGGACGGATTTCCACAGATTCAGACCATCGCCGCGGACAGGATCGGAGACCGCGGCAACTACAACAACAAGGTGCAAAGTGGTGAGTATAAAGGCATGAGCATCAGCATGGGATGCATCACCAACTCGGTCGGCAGGACAGTCGCGTATCGTGTCCTCGGCGAGACTGAGCTTGATGATCGCGACGTTTCTGCTCGTGACATCGTGTTCAATTTCGACCCGCTTTACGCTGACCAGTTGCGTGGATTTCCGATCTTCTCGCATGCGCTGAACGACTGGCGCGACGCTGACCAGAGTCAGTATTGGGAGCAACTTGCACAGCTCATCGCCAGCTCCATTGGCATCATCGAACAGAACGAGACTGGCAGTGCAGACACAAGCGATCCCGGCTTCACTCTCGGTGGCGTAAACAATGAGATCCGAGAGACTTCGACCGAGACCATGATGGGCGGCATGGTCCGCTATTTCAAGGCTGGCACAGGATCAAAGCTGGAGTCGTTCCAGTCCAATCGTCCTGGCGATGTCTGGGATTCTTTTCAAGATAGGATCGCACGCAAAGCACTCGGTCCAGTCTGGCCGTACAGCCTGTGCTGGAAGCCAGACGGCATGAACGGCACGCAGGAACGGAGCACGATTGAGAACGCTCGCAACCTGATCGAAGACAGGCAGGAGTTGCTTAAGCCGAGGGCCAAGCGCAAGGTCGGCTACGCGATCAGCAAGGCCATCAAGCTCGGACTGATCCCGCCTTACACCGGACCTGACAAGGGTGGATTCCTCAAGTGGGGATTCACCATGCCAGCAAAATTCAGCATCGACCACGGACGCGAGGACCAGCAATGGCGCGAGAATTACAAGATCGGCGCAGAGAATTTATCGTCGTATCTCGAGAGGTCTGGTGGCATGACATTCGAGCAACACCAGACACAACGCACCGACGAGCTCGCAGACATCATCGCTCGTGCTCAAGAACTTAGCGATCGCACCGCTGTCCCATTCGATACTTGTCTCTCGCTGTTCACTCAACGCACCAGCG